AAAGGACAGAAGATCATCGAATCCCTGGACGGCGGCGAGAAGCCGGCGGTCGGGCTGTACGGCCACTATCACAAGCTATGGGCCGGCAACATTCGGAACGTCTGGTGCCTGCAGACCGGATGCACCGAGGACCAGACGCCGTTCATGCGGAAGAAGAAGCTCGAAGCCCATGTCGGCGGCGCGATCGTCGAACTGGAACAGGATCCCGAAACGGGCGCCATCGTCGGCTTCACGCCCAAGCTGATCCGCTACTTCAACAAGGGCTACTACAACGACCGCTGGTCGCATGGCGGCGGCGTTCAGCTTCCCCAGCGTGGCGTCGATGCCTAAGCCGCTGACCTACGACGACCCGGATTGGGCCGAAGCGGCAGCGCATACGGGCGAGATGATGCAGGGCCACATCTCGGACCTTCGTCAGATAGAGCCGAAGGGCAGACCCTTCACGAAACGCTACGCCAAGCCGGGCTTCGACATCACGCCCGGGCAGACGATCAAACCCAAGCGTAAAAGGAAACGCTGATGCTCGCAGCACTTCTCCCGGTCCTCGGGCCGCTATTCAGCCAGGTCGCCTCGTCGCTGTTCCCCAACGCCGAGGACGAATTGAAGCGCCTCGACATGCAGAACAAGCTCCAACTCGCCCTGATGAACAACGCCGCCAGCCTCGAGCAGGCGGCGGCGTCGATCGTCAAGGCCGAGGCGGAATCGGAACACTGGCTCGCGGCCAACTGGCGCCCGCTGATGATGCTGACCTTCGGCGCCCTGATCGTCGCCCGCTGGATGGGCTGGACCGCGCCCGGCATCACAGAGGCCGTCGAACTCAAGCTGTGGGACATCATCCAGCTTGGCCTCGGCGGATACGTCATCGGCCGCAGCGCCGAGAAGATCGCCCCGGCCGTCGCAGCGGCGTTGAAGAAATGACCCTCTCAACCCGCTGCCTGCGCCGGCTTGAAGGCGTCCACCCCGACCTCGTCCGCGTCATCAAGGCGGCGGCAGAGGGCGCGGACTTCATCGTCACGGAGGGCCTGCGGACCGCCGAGAAGCAGGCCTCACTCGTGAAGGCCGGCGCCTCGCAGACGCTCCGGTCACGCCACCTGACGGGCCACGCCGTCGACCTCGCCGTCCTCGTTGATGGCGATGTCAGATGGGATTGGCCCGCCTACGACAAGCTGGGCGACCACGTCAAGAAAGTGGCGAGTCTTCTGGTTCCACCGGTGCCTGTGGAGTGGGGCGGGGACTGGAAGTCGTTTCGGGACGGGCCGCACTTCCAGCTTCCGCGGACGCTTTACCCGGACCCCGCATCATAGTCTCGAGGACATCGGCCGCCCGTGTCGCCGTCGACACGCCGAGTTCTTCCATGAGGTGGGCATAGCGCGCGGTCGTCTGCGTCGACTCGTGGCCCATCAATTCGCCAATCTCCCCCAGCGTCAGGCCGGCCGCAATGCCCGCCGACGCGAAGGAGTGGCGAAGGTCGTACATGCGGAGGTTCGTGAACCCCGCCTCTTCGACAATCCGGTCCCACAGGTTCCGGGGCGACTTGATGCCGATGAGGGGACCGGCCTTCCGGCCCAGCTTGTCCAGAACCTCGACGGCCTGCGGCGGCAGGAAGATGACGCGGATCTTGCCGGTGCGGTCTGTCTTGTGGGCCGTGAGCTCCAAGCGGTTCCCCTGACGCTGCTCGGCCTTGACCGCCGCTATCTCCGAGGGCCGCGCGCCTGTGTACGCGAGCAGCCACAGGAACGCGGCCTGCTCGGGGGACGAGGGGCCATGCTTCGTCAGCAGCTTGGCGAAGGTTACGGCCTCGTCGGGCTTCATGTACCGGCGGCGCTTATGCTCCTTGAACCGGGGGATGCGGTTCACCGGACTGTCGGGCCGCAGGCCCCACACGACGGCGAGCGACATCATCTTCGACATGAGGGCCAGCACCCGGTTCGCTTGGTAGGGCGTCTTCCGCATCGACTGGTGCAGCGTCTCGATGTCGGCGCGGGTCAGGGCCGCGACCTTCTTCGAGCCGAGGGCCGGCAGGATGTAGGAGTCGATCATCCGCTGGTCGTCGCCCCCCGTCTTTTTGTGACCGCCGTGCTTCTGCATGTAGGACTTGCAGAGGGCTTTGACGTCGGGCGCCGCGGCTTCGGCGTCCCACCCTGCGACCGGGTCCCCGCCTTCGGCGACCACCCGGAGCCAGGATGTCGCTATCTCTCTGGCCCGCTCGAGGCTGATGACCGGCCAGTCGCCGATCTTCGGCCGGCGCTCGGCCTTGGCGCGCGTTCGGAAGTAGAGGAAGAACGATCGCGTGCCGTTGTCGCGGACGCGGAGCTGCAGTCCACGCACCTTGTCGTCGTGCAGGATGGCGCCGGGTGCGGCTGATTTTACGAGTGTGGTGGTGAGCATCTTGGTCCCCCGTCAGGTCGCATATGGGTCGCTGGTGTGCCCCAGCTAAGGTGTTGAGATAAGCACAATATCTAACGAGTGCTAGACGGTTACGTCTTAACACACTGTTGCGATTAACGCAACTAGTGACTCTTAATCAGCGGGTCGTAGGTTCGAGCCCTACAGCGCCCACCACAAAATCAAGGACTTAGGTGGTGGGTACGGGGTTCCGAAGTTAGCTGGGTCGCACATAGGTCGCAGAATTTTAGGAGAACGGGTCTACGTCTACCTGGAGCGGGTCGCCCCTTAGCACTCGCTCCAGCAGCTTGCATATATTCGAATCTGCGACCAGGTTATCGGCGCTCGCGGCCATGTAGTTCTGCGGGGACCCTGTATCCCTGTAGGCCACCATCTCCGTCGCTTCCTCGTACAGTGCGGCGTCGAACCACCCGAGAAAGACAGCGTCATAGTTGAACACCGGGACGACGAACGCGACACCGTAGTCTGCGAGAAAGCGTCGTGTATCCGCAATGAGACCCGCCTTCGCCTCAGGGATGTGGTGCGTTTTCACAAGTTCCAAGGCCATAACGCAGCCCTGATACCCGAGCCCGCCCGAGTATAGGCGGGGTCCGTCCAAGACGCCGGCGTCGAAGTCGGCGTCCGTGATGGTCGCGCCGGGATTCAGCGCCCAAGCATCCGGCACAAACGGGAACGGTTTGTAAGATCGCACCTCGGACATCATCTCGTCGCGTAAGAAAGACGGACACCTCCCCACCACGCCCGCCAAAAAAGACATGACTCGTTCCGGGCCTCGTTGCCGGAAGAACGGTATCCCCGACCGCGTTTGAATGATCGAAAGAACTGCGGCTTCTCTTTCCGAAGTGGACATTTTGCTCATACGCTTTCTCCCGATTTGGGCCCACAAATCTCCGGCAAATAAACGGCCCAAAAATTCAAATCGCGCTTCACGTTCTCTTTCGAGCCGTCGCCATCGCACCAGACCTCCACACCGAGGGGGCCGCTGACGCAGACTACAAAGTTGGTATCTGGCGGAGCGGCGAGGATGTTGCGCGCAAGAGTCGTTCGGCTCATCGCACCGCCTCGAACAGCGCGACGACCTTCTCGATGGCCTCGTGTGGCAATTCTGGCCTCGGCAAATTTTGCCCTTGGACACGCCTGCCGCCCCAGCGGCCGGTGCTGGCGGCGTGGAATTGATGGATGCCGCGCACGCGCCCGTCTTCACAAGCGCCCAGCTTCATCGCGCGAAGTTTCGCAACGCTCGATTTGGCCCCCTCGCGCCGGATCCGAAGTGCCTCCCGCACGAGGACAGGAAGATCGCCACGCGACAGCAGCGCCGTGACATCGGCCTTGGCGAGCCCGTCCACGACGACACCCTGTTCCTCGATCCACGACGTCAGCTCGGCGACCTGGTTGCACGACTGCACCCGGCCGCCCGTGGCCTTTGCCATCCGACCGTCGAGGCGCTTCTTCTCCATCTCGACGGCACGAAGCAACTTGTCGATCGTGGCGAGGTCGACGCGGACGCCCCGGTCGTTGATTTCCTGATCGAGGGTCCAGAGTTCCTGCTCGGATGGCACGAGGGCCAGCAGACGCTTCTCTAGCTGGCGCTCGACCTCGACGTCCTGCTTGCAGTAGGCGTAGAGCCGTTCGCGCCGGGCCTCGTCGTCCCACCAGACCAGCGTGCCGTCGTTCATCGTCGACCGGGGCCGCGACATCTGCATCATCAACTTGCGGCCCTGCATGTCCTTGCCGATGTCGAGGCCGACCGCAGCCGCCGCGTTCTCGAGGCTTCCCGGCAGGGACATCGCGTAGGCCATCGCCATCGTGCAGCGCACCTGGCGTGGGTCGAGCCTCGGCCAGCCGTACCGCGGAACCATGAGCCGGTTCCAGATGGCGAGCTCGAAGGCGGCGTTGTGGGCGACGACGATGCCGCCCTTCTCCACCCACCGGACAACCTCGCGAACCAAGGGCGCCTCGGGCGTCCACATCTCGGTATCGTCGTCGCCCATCGCGAAGCCCATGCACCACGCATCGGTGTCCGCGTGGTCCGCGTAGGCGTGGGCGCCGGCGGTCTTGAGGTCGACCGTCGAGCGCGTTTCAAAATCTATATGCAGAGTCGTCACGCGACCACCTGTCGGAACCACGAGAGGAAGTAGAACTTCGCCCACTCGGGTTTCATCGTCTCGTGGATGACCAGCCCTTCGAGCGGTTCAATCTCGTCCCACCAGCCATCGACCGCCGGCCCGAGCAACGCCTCGGCTTCGTTCCGCAGGATCCGCGTGTCGTATTCCTTGACGATCGGAGGCTCGACGGGCGGCAGGCGAAACTTCTCGGCTATGACTGCGGCAAGTCGGACCTCCGCGTCCTTGTAGCCGGGCAGCATGTTCTTGACGGGCCGAGGCAAGTCGACCAGGTACGCCTCGGTCGCGTCGTGCATGAGCCCCGCCGCGACGACGTGCCTCGGCTGGCCGTCGCGCAGCAGCGCCTCGGCGATGTGGATGCAATGCTCGGCCACGCTGTAGAAGCGTTTCACATGGCCGGCGTACCGGCATTGCATCGACAGCGCGTGGGCGATGTCCTCGATGTCGATGTCCTCGAGGCGCGGCGCGAACGGATAGAAGGCGCGGCCGGTGTGGGTTTGGATCCAGTTCATCGGTGGTCGTCCATCTGGAAATGCTTCTCGGCCTCGACGCCAGCGGCGTAGCCGCGGTCGTAGGTGCGTTGATCCGTCGAGTTCAGATACGTCTCGAAGTCGGCCTTGACGCTGCGCGCCACGGACGACGGCACGCGGCCGACGAGGAAGCCGTTGAACTCGATCCGGTCGCCGATGATTTGGACCTTGCTCATAGCGCCGCCTGTCTCACGAGATCGATGTCGTGGCGAAAACGTCGTTGCACGGTGAGAATCTTTACGGACGCCGCCCCCGCGGGCCGATGCTCCGCGATGTATCTTTCGCGCGCTTCCGCTTCGGTTCGAGCGATGATGCTCTTGCACTCAAATGATCGAAACACGGGTTCCTCCGGCAAGTCGGGGCTGGTTTTCACAAACGCCAGTGGTTCGTCGAAAACGATTTTCGCCGTAACCTGAAAAACGGCGGGGGGGATCGAGTTGATGTTCGACATTTCGTTCTCCTTGCCCCGAGGCCCGAAGGCCCCGGGGTCTAGTTGTTGAAATCGCAACAGTTCAGGAAAAGGGGTCGATGCCCGCTGCGGCTCGGTAAAGCCTCAGAAGTTCGTCCTGCTCATCCCGCTTCGTCTTGTCGAGCATGCGGAGGGCGACGACCTTCCGCATGATCTTCGTGTCGAAGCCCGCCGATTTCGCTTCCTTGAAGACCTCGGAGATGTCGAGGCCCAGCGAATGCTTCTCGGCGTTCAGCTTCTCGACGCGGTCGAGGAACGACTCCAGTTGCGGAGCGTTGATCCCGCCGATCGCGTTGTGGCCGGGTTCGCTCACTTCCAGAGCTCGTCGGCGTTCGCCGGCGCCTCCCCGCCCGGAGCGACGGCCGACGCGAACTCCGTCGTCGGATCCGCACGGCCACCGCCGCCCAGCTTCTCGTCGTCCTTGAGCTTCTGGACGTTGTTCAGCTTGAACGAGATGCCCATGCCATCGGGGCGGTCGTAGGCCATCGCGTTCACGGTCGCCTTGTACCAGGCGCCGGAATACGCTTCGCCCGGCTCGATGATCGCCTGCACCTTGGCGTCCACGAGGCCGGGCGCCTGTTGGCTCGTCGACAGCTTGACGACGAACTGGCCCGCCTCGAATCCGGCATAGAGTTCGCCGGCCTTGTTCACCATCGTCGCGCCATCCTTGAACGGCGAACGGAACTTCGGATGCTTGAGCGTGGTTTCCCACTTGTCGCCCCAAGCCTTCTTGGCGGCCTCGACCGCGGCGCTCTTGAGAACGCCGATGTCGGTGCCCTTGGGGAAGATCGCCGTGACGCCCCAGGTCTTCTTGCCCTTGTCGTTGATTTCGGGTTCGAAGAACCGGGCAAAAGCGCCCCGGAACACGGGGGTCGTCACCTTCTCGCTGTACTCGTACTTGTCGGCCATTCTGATACTCCGTTGTTGAGCGTTTCGGTCTTTGTGGTCAGGCGCCGAAGTCCTCCTGTGCAGACGCACGCGCGGCAGCAGCCGGGCGCTTGTCTGATTCGTGAACGAGGGTCAGCCCCGTCGACTGCGACGTGACGAGGGACGCCAGCGCCGCCTTGCCGTTCTTCCCCAGCAGCTTCTCGACCTTGGCCGGGGACAGCAGGGACTTCTCGAACAGTTCGTCCTCGGGCACGAGGTTCGCGAGGGCGGAAGCCGCCTCGACCTCGTTGGCCCATTTGCGCGTGGCCCGCTTCTCGACCAGCTTCCAGCCGGGGACGGTGCGGCCTTCCAGCGACTCCTGGAACGCGAACTCCGACGTCGCCTTGATCCACGTCTCGATCAGCGGAATGGAGTCGAGGGCTTCCTTGAGCTTGGCCGGGTCGTAGGGCAGGCCGGGGGCGAAGTCGGTGCGGGCGTTGTCGAGAACCTTGCCCCGAAGCCCCGGACACGACGCTGCGGCCGGGCACCAGCGACACCAGTCCCCCGGGACCAGCGGGGCATCCGGGGCCTTCGTCGCGGCGATCGCGTCGACCAGCTTGTCCTCGAAGTCCAGCATCTCGGGCGCGTTGACCGTCCAGCTACGGATCGGGCCGGCAGAATGGGGCGCACGAGGCTGGACGATCGTGAACGTGATCGACGACACGCCGCGGTTCCCCAGCGCCTTAGCCTTCATCAAGCCGTAAATAAGGCCCTGGGGGTTCGCCTCGGCTTCGACCGGCACGCCCTTGCCGTGTTTGTAGTCCGTGATCCGCAGCTCGCCGGTCGACGGCCGGTATCGCCAGTAGTCCGTCGTGCCCCATACGTCGTCATTGAAGCGCAGCCGTTCCTCGACGCCCCACTCGTCGCCGGGATCGATGTCCTCGGTGACGAAGTCGACGTAGACCTTGATGGCCTCGACGTCCTCGGCCGACAGCGTCGTTCCCGCCGGGCCGACCTTGCCGACGAGGTCGTCGAGCAGAAGGTGGCCTTCGATGACGGACTGGCCGCCCCAATGCGCGTCGATACCGTTCAGCGCAAACACGGACGACGTGTTCTTGAACTTCTCGGCCAGCGATGCGCTTCCGGGGCATTCCATCCAGCGTTTACCGGCGGACGGAGCGAGTGGTGCGTGTTGTGACAATCTCAACTCCTTGGACAAAGAGATACCGGTCAGGCCCTTGACGGTTGCTGGAATGAGGGACCGAGGGCCCAGCGGGGGAGGGGTGCCGGCGCACGCCCCAGGAGGCGGAGCTGCGTTACCGCAGCGCCTACCCTCTAGGGACTCAGCTTCTTCTCGAGGGCTTCCAGCTTCTCGATGAAGCGCCGCAGATGGGTCTTCGGGACGACGATGTCCTCCTTACCCTGGCGCACGTTGACGAACCCGACTTCGGTATCGACGCCGAAGTCGAGAGGGGTGAAACCATGTCCGAGGTTGATCTGGTTCACGCGGCCACCTTGGCGATCGCAGCCTCGGCGACGGCGGCGTACTTCGCTTCCGGCACTTCGGAGATGCGGTTCGTGCCGCCAAACTCGACGACGATGGCGCGGACGGCGTCGATGCCGTGCTTGGCCGACACCTTCTGCAGTTCCTCGCGGACGGCTTCGATCGTCCAGACCTTGGCCGGGGCGGCCTCGGTGCGGCGGTCGAGGAACGCCGGGACCTCGAGCGGATCGACCGACGCCTGCATGGCCGCCGGCAGTTCGTCGCCCTTGGCGACGTCGAGGGGGGCGACGGGCTCGGCGGCCGGCGCCTTCTTCGGCGGCTTGGCGGCCTTCGGGGGCTTGGCGGGTTCGACCGGTGCCGCGGCGGGCGCCGGCTCGACGACGGGGGCCGCGGGTTCGGCGTAGGCAACAGCTTCAGCCTTGGGTTGGAGTGCGGCACCAGCGAAGAACGCTTGGGCTGCAGCGAAGTCGGGGAAGGTCAGCGCGACTTGGACGGACATATGGGGACTCCGTTTCTTGGTTGGCATTGTTTATATAAAGGCAATGTTGAGTTTGTCGCAACAATTTTTTTAGAATCTTTCGGCCGTCTTCTTCGTAAGGTAGCGGACTACTTCCTCGTCGAGCGTCCCCTTGATCCCGACAAACCGGATATGTGCGGTGTCGAACTGAGGGTTGCGGAGCGCGGTGCGTATCGCCGCCTCGGCCCTCTCGGGATCCCAATAGGGCTCGGCAAACACTATTTCCGGTGCAGCACCCGTGTCGAGATACGCCAGGTGTTCCGGGGCGTCCAGAACGCCGTGATGCGCGACCAGGATGGTACGGCGCGACCGCGTCCACCGCATGTACTTCTGCTTGAAGGATTCAAGGTCCATGCCGCCGTAGACCATGACGGTGAACTTGCGGGTCAGCACCGAGTCCTGACCGATGAACCACTGGTTCAGCGTCGGCGTGTAGACCCAGCACGCCATCCGGGGGGCCGTAAGCTGGACGGCCTCGGCTTTAAGCATCTCCGCAATCGCGCGGCCCTTGCACAGCGTCACGCGGCCCTGCCAGCCGTAGTGGAGGTTCTTCTGCTTCTGCGCCGGCGGGAACTTCGGCATCGTATCCGTTGCGATCCAGTTACGGATCCGATCGGCGATTTCGCCGGTCGTCGCCTCCTTGAACTTGGCGGCGTCTTCCTCGTTGATCCACGGATGCCACTTTACGAGGTGCGTGGCGAACTTGAGGTTCACCTTAGCCAAGGGTCATTCTCCCGTCGATCAGGGACGACCCGTGGTCCTTCGCCTGGCGCGCCGTCTCGATGATGTAGGCCGAGATGACTTCCTGCGCGATCAAGGCGAGTCCTTCCTTCGTCAACTGCGTGATCTTCGTGTCGGGTCTGTCGGCGACGATGCGCCGCAGGACGACGGCAACGGCATCGACGCCGGCCGCGAGCTGCTGGGCGCGGAGCTTGTCGTCGAGGTTCAGAACCAGTCTCCGTCGAAATAGACCAGCGCCGCGCCGATCCACACGCCGACCATGAGTCCCAAGGATATGTAGAGGTCCGGGGTCATGTGCGGTCGATCATCGCGCATTCGCCAGCGACACCGGCATAGCCGGCGGCGTCGACATAGTTGTCGGCGTTGTGTGTGCCGCCCGACTGCGTGCGCGCGATCTTCAACAGGATCATCATGTTCGCGGCGTCGGTGGCGTCGAGAAGCTGCGAGGCCCCAAACTCATCGCTCTGGATGACCCCGGCGTTGACGAGGTAGGCGTTCCACAGGCGCGCGATGGCGTCGTGGTTGAACTTCTTGTCGCCGTGCGTCTTGGCGCGGTCGCCGCCGACGATTTGTGCAGCGGTCGTCAGAATCTCAACGGCTTGCATATTTCGCTCCATAGAGTGCGATCAGGGATGCCTCTGCGCGCCCGTCATCCTTGACGCGGCACCAGAGGCCCGAAGATGCGGGGAGAAGCTGAGACGCTCGAGCCCGGGCGCCGTCCTTGGCCGCCGGCACGCCGAGCGCCTTCTTCCATGTCTGCGGCGTGACGAGGGTTATCGGGATGAAGTTGGCAGCGATGACGCCGCGGACGATGCCGTAGGACGTGCCGAAACTGAACATGGACGTGACGCCTTGGCCCGGCATAGCTCCGACCTTCTCGACGAAGGCGTGCTTGATGCGCTTGGCTAATGCGTCGATGCGCCACGCTAATGTCGATTCGTCGACGACCCTTTTGGACCCCACGCCGGCGTCGATCGTCGGCATGTCAAAAACTTCTTCGACGGATGAAGTAATATAATCGTAAAGGGCCAACGCCCCCGACAGGCCAGGGTCGACGCCGAGAACAAGGTTCATTTCGGCGCCCAATCCGACTCGGATAGTTCGATGTTTTCGAACTCCGCAAGGACTTGGACGCGCGGGATAACCGCGGCCGGGATCAACCCGCCCGTACCGCCGCGCTCGCGGGGATACGTCCATTTGTAGACGCGGGATGCCTCAAAACCGAGCAGCTTTGCCAGCCGGCGGGCACCGCCAAATTTGCCGATGATCCGAGTCGATTGAGAATACATGGGCGATACTGTTGCGATAATCGAAACTAAAAATCAAGTTTTAATCGGGGGGGGTTGCTTTTAAATCAACACGCACATATATACGTTCCGTAATGCAGCGCCGGAGAGTCGATATGGCAAACCTACCGAAACACACTCACCCGATCGACACGGATTTCTTCAAGGACGCCATCGCCAAGGCCGACTTGACGCAGAACGAGGTCGCATCGCGTCTCGGTTTGGACAAGGGAGCGATGTCGCTGATGATCCACGGGAAGC